GGGCGCTGTATGCGCCCCGGTGGTTCTATTTAGAACCGAATCACATTACTACTCGTTAGATTGTGGTTATCCAGCTGAGGACTTAACCCACCCTCTCTAAGCTTTTTAGCCCGTAACAAATGACGATGAACGTTTGATTCACCTTTCTGGTGTCATATGCCACGATGATGCCACTGGGAAACTGAGTTCAGTCCCAGCTTGATCAAGAACTTGCTGATATCAAAGATACAGCAGGCCTGCTTGAAGCCGTGAGAGCTTCAAATGGTCAAGGTCAGTTAAAGGCACTGGAGGATCTCTTTTTCCGTTTGGAAATTGAGACCCCAGGTCTTAGGCAACCAATCAATATCGAGAAGATGATGGAAAGTCTTCTCGACTCCGCCAGCCTTAAAATCGACGGGAAGGATCTGCTCTTTTCTAAATCAGTAATGATGAAGAAAATCGAGACTGCCTCCCTGAAGATCGGCGAACGGAAGAAGTTGAGTAGAAAACTCAGTAAGAGTTGGGGAACCTCGGGAGAGCAAGCTCTCCTGCAGGAATACTTGGCACGTTGCCAGTGTTCCCACCAAGTCCATGACTTGGTCGGTATCCAACTTGGACCCCATAGGGTCCATTTCTCTTATGAGTTGTGTCGCTTGCGACATGTTCTCGGCTTAGCAGATGCTATCCACCTTTCGCTCTTCAATATGGGCATCCGAGTGAAGTTCCCTCAAAAGGTTGTGAAGAAAGTAGGCTACGGCTCAATGAGCAATAGAACACTTCCTCCCGCCCTTTTGGCGAATCTTATACGCTTGGGATTGTCCCCTGAGAAGGCGAAATTGGCCTCGAAACCCCGAACCTGTAAAATAGTTCATAGGGAAACGACAAGGTACAGGCGCTTTCGATTGATTCTCCATTTTCTTCGTGTCTTCCCCAAGGGAAAGGCAGAGAAAGACTATGTTAAAATCATCAAAGAGAGCCTGGTCGACGAGTTCTGCGTCCAGATGGATCAGGAGCGTCCCACGATTTCAATCGTGCGGATTCCCCTCTTTCCAGACCTAGTGCAAAAGAAGTTAGACCGGTTATTGAAACCGAGCAAACGACTCCGCGTTAGGTTCTACAAGAATCTTCTTGAGTCGAAGGCGCTTTGTGCTCCAGTCGGTGACGACATGGTGTACGAGGCGTACCTGAAACACAAAGAGTCTCTATGTAGACCGGAATCAGAGCTTATCGATGTTCCTCATGAGTTTCTTCAAGAACTGTTTGAGTATGGTCGGAAGGTGGGTCGTTTCATCCGAAAGGATTACGACCCGTATCGTACCTCCCTACCTAACACTCGTGCAACAGTCGAGAAATCTCGGTCAAAAGGTGGTGCTAGGGCCCAACTAGATCCTCTTCTTGAGGTCCAGAAGGGTCCCTTGTATCTATCATTATTGGATGGCCCAACCCGGCCCGAACCTTTCGTAATTGGATTGTTCGGTCCACCGGGATCAGGGAAGACAACTAGTGTTCAACAGTTGGTTTCTCTGATAGGTCAGACAATGTTCCCCTCGCGAAAGGGGAACGATCTCGTCTACAGTCGTTCTTGTTCCTCCCGTCATTGGGATGGATACTCTCAACAGCCGATTGTCGTCTTGGACGACTTTGGCCAAGACCTTGCTAACCGCGAGGATCTTGTCGAGTTTGAACAACTTGTATCCGTGAATCGGTATATCCTGCCTATGGCACACTTGGATGAGAAGGGTATGACCTTCAACTCACCAATAGTGATCATGACAACAAACATGGCTTTTGGTTCTCCTATTATGGACAACCAGGGAAAGCCTGTCGTTGAGGATCAACTTGCGGTTTGGAGAAGGTTTCACCTGCCTCTTTTGGTGGATCGTCGGAAGCGGGAAGGCCCCATGTTTCGAGAGTATAACCTAGGCCCGTATTTAAGTAAACGGGAACAGAGTTATCTGGAGAAATACACGGGAAAACCTTCCTACTCCTACGTCGGTATAAACGATTGGCATCAGCGCTCATTTGTGGATGCAGAGGAATTCTTCACCCCCAATCATTGGAAAGACGTTTTCGACGTCGGTCCTACGATCAGGGAAAGGTTCCTTCAGCATACGGATTTCCATCATCGGGAACTCTCGGACACCTGGCGACAGGTTATCCAATGCGTTTCCGTGGACATCCGGGATGGTCCCCTTCGTCCCTTTAAGGAAGTGACCCTCCGTAAGGAGGGTACGCCCTTTCGGGATGACTGTGTAACCATCTCACAAATATTTCCGCGCTATCCGCCATATCATAAACCGAAGGTGACTGCTCAAGCGATTTGTGAACCCTTAAAGGTCCGCATGATCACTAAAGCAGAAGCCACCACCAAGTGCCTCCAGCCTTTCCAGAAGTCCTTATTCAACTACCTCAAGACCCAGGATCAGTTTGTGCTGACCCATGGGGTTAATTGGGGTAAGAAGATGGATTTCTCGGAAAAGATGGAATGGATCCATCGAATCGAGGATCAGATGAAAGGGATTTGGTCAAGGAAAGAGGAGGGTGATCTCTGGCTCAGTGGTGATTATACCGCTGCCACAGACAACTTTCCGATGTCCGTTACCAATGCCCTTGTAGAGGGAATACTCTCCCAAATCGACCATGAACCTACCCGTCAATGGGTTAGGTATGAGGTTAGTTCTCACGAAATTTCCTACCCTATGGGGTTAGGAAGTGGGAGCCAGACATCAGGTCAACTTATGGGGAGTCTACTCTCCTTTCCTTTGCTTTGCTTCCTGAATGACTTTATTACGAGTCGCTCGGGAGCCAAGCCAGGAAAGTATCTGATCAACGGAGACGATGTTGTAGTTCTCGGTTCTAAAGAGTTCATATCCCGTTGGAGAGGCGATGCCCCCAAAGTGGGGTTATCGCTTTCCTTGGGGAAGAACTTCATCGACCAGGATTTCGCGACTGTGAATTCCCAACTCTTCTGGCATGGCGAAGTTATGCACACTGGAAAAGTCTCCCTGTCGACCCGTTATGGGAAGACGATTGGAAGATGCTTTTCGGAGATGCAGTTTTACTTCGGGCTAGATGAGGAATTGAAAAGAGAGTTCATCCGAAGGAACTTCGTTCCCTTGAGGGCGAACCCCCGGTCACTTTCTGTTCCCTTCACCCACGGTGGCCTTGGACTTGCGTTCTTGGCTGATACCGTGGAAAGGGAGAAGAAGGCGATAGGGGTCTACCTCTCGGATTATCTTCGTCCTTTCGTTTCCTCCCTCGCCATCCCTGGAACCTCCGAGGTTCGCGCGTTGCGCGTTCCGGTAGGATTGTTCAAGGACTCAGAGATGCTTTTGGCCGGAGGCCAGCGTCCTGAGGGGCAGAGAGAGTTGGACATTTTCAGTTCGCTAGACTTGGAACCTAGTGACCCTGATGAGGTAAGTGACCTGACACATCAAGAGGTGGCGAAGACTCTACGTCTTGCCCGCCTCGCGAGTGACCGGATGGTGAATCAATTGATGAACCGTTCGTTAAAGTCATTCCCTCCGTTGGGTGATCTAAGGTTTAAGGTCGTCTTTCTGGAGAAGAGTAAGGTCGGTTTCATCAAGGAACGGTGTCTTCAACTTTGCCTAAGAATCCTTCGGGATTTCTTGGATAAGGGCTGTGAGCCCGACGCCGATGAGGCGTTTGTGGAAATACATCGTGAATTCCTAGATGAACAGGATCCTTTGTTTGGATCCGACCTACGCTTTTCTCTTGATGAAGAGGAACTACAAGATGAGAATGATAGATATAGCAATCTGCTACCAGGTTTAGAACAGCGTGTTATCCCTTATATGGGAAGAGACGCAGACCTGGTCTTCCTTGGAAAAGGAAGTGGATTGGATGATTGTTGATCATCCGTTCTTTCATGGGTGACGACTTCTGGTCGATCTAAGGCATTTAGCCGGTGATCTCAGATTAGTCCTCAGACCCTTTAAGGTTGATCTTTTGGCGTTAGCCTCAGTGATCTCTTAGGGTCCCCTAACGGGTGAAAGGATCGATAATTACGATCTCCTATTGATTGGTCCGGGTACAGACCTTGGGTTTTGCAACCCGAAGATATACAGAGTGATAGTAAACTCGTATGTCGTTGTACCCTTTCCTTGTATAGGAACTCCGATGCGCGGTGTTATACGTTGTGAAACAGAGCCCGGATCTTTCGAGATACCGGTATGTTGAGCAACTTGTAATGCCTAAGTCCCGTCCTCCAATTCTTCTACGACGTAGTTGATAGGGGCTAGCAATAATACTGTGTCAGAGCGACGGTCCACTTTATGGATGCGAAGATGGCAGCAGTTGAGCTGGTCCCTTGACGCTGAAGGGAAGAAGACGGATACTATCTGTAAAGATAGAGGCGAGGAAAACCCGCATTATGCAAGGTTTCCAATGGAATTCCCCCGGAGGGGAGGAGGGTGTTTTACCCTCGAG